CCAGACATTGTTATCGTCATAGGCTCCGAAGTCATTTTGGGTCAAACCTTGACCATCAATCCAGTAGTACTCAGCAAGGTAAAAATCGCAAGGGTAAGAACTGCGAGCGCCAATTTCATGCTCTATTGTGGTATTAACTTCTGAGATATTTCCTGTAATCAAACTACCCCAATAAGTTGCATAATCGAGGGGAGATTCCACACCATTAACCCACAACTTGAGTCTATCAGCATTAGTAGTACCAGCTGATGAATCTACAGAAACAACAATGTGATACCAAGCACTAGGGTCTCTAAACCTTGCTTGCGAAGTTGCAATTACAGCCCAACTAGACCCATCTGGTGCATAAAGAGCAATATTAAGTTTATCGCCAGATGTAAAATTAATATAAAATGATGTAGTTGTCCACATCAAATACTCGTAAGTCGTTGAAAGACTGCGTTTAACCCAAGTACTTAAAGTGAAAGCCGATTGACTACCAGCTGTTGTGGGAGTTCTAGTTAAGCTGGCGTCTGCATCTTTTTTAAAACGTAGGCTCTTTTCAATTACAAAGCCACCACCACCCTGACCGGAAGCACCGGCCAAAGCGTTACTTCCAATCACACTCATGAGTAGTTACCTGTAAATACGGTGTGGATAGAAGTAGAACTGCGAACGACATAGTCCACGCGATCAACAGCGTTAGCATCGGTCGTAAGCGTGGGTGCGGCACCCGCAGCAAAGTCCCAGTAAGAACCCCAGGCACCTGTGCGGCTCCCGGTGCCATCTTGCACAATGAAGATGGAACCAGACTGTCCAGCGGTCAGGTTGGTTGGGTTAGCAATTGTCCTGTTACCACCAAGGGTGACAGTAAAGTTATTAGCTGTTGCAAAGTCAGGAGTAATTGTTGCCCCGTCAGTCAGGGTAGAGATAGTGCCCCGTTGTGCTGCAGTAAAGGTCTGAGCAGTGTCAGTCTTTGCAGTGTCGGCGTCATACGCCTGGATGGTTGTACCGATGTCAGAAGTATTAGCTTTACCGCTGATGTCAGGTACTGCAGTCGTTACAAAAGCAGTAGTAGCAATCTGAGTAGTGTTAGTTCCAGCAGTAGCAGTAGGCGCTGCAGGAGTGCCAGTAAAGGTAGGAGATGCAATATTTGCCTTACCAGAGATGTCAGTGGTAGAGGCATCTACAAGGCTGCTACCCTCTTTTACATATAGTTTATCTTGGTCAGTTGCGTAGCAAATCTCCCCTTCCTGGATGTCAGAAACAGAGGAGTTAAGGTTAGAGTAAGTACCACGTGCAACACGCACGGGAGTTCTGTTAGTAGGTGTAGGCATTAGTCGAAAGATCCTCCGTCGTAAGTTTTAGAAGTTGTAACAAGTGAACCGCCAGTATTAAAGTTTCCAGCATCAATAGTTGGTGCACCAGCGTCAGCCCAAGAGAGCACACCAGACCCATCAGTAGTCAAGGCTTGATCTGCACTACCTGTGTTAACAGGAAGGGTCAACGTATAAGTTGCTGCTGCACTATGTGCTGGACCTTTAATAGTTACACCGTGAGTATTTACCTCACAGTTCAAAGTAATTTGACCAGAACCATTTGTTGAGTCACCAGTAACCACTGGTACGTTCTTAGTCAAATAACGGGTTTCACTGTCATTAGCGAAATAGCTCATCCAGACCCAACTGGTAGCTGAGCTGTCGTACCGCAGACGGACGGTAAGACCAGAAGCTCCTACAAACCCACTAGGAAGCCCTGAGAGAGGTGTAAAGGACTCAATGCCTGTACTGTTACCAATCTCGATGTAATCGTTGTTAGAAGGGCTTCCAGGAATAGATGCTACGTTAGTAACAAGCGTAAACAGCACAGCATTTGACACAGCAGCACTAGCTGCATTAGCGGTGCTAAGCGCTGTCGAAGCATTGGAACTTGCAGTATTAGCGGTAGAAACTGCAGAAGTTGCGCTGGTGTTTGCACTGTTAGCTGTCGTCAAAGCAGTGTTTGCTTTGTCAATTGCGCTAGTAAAGCCACCGCTACCGTCTGACTCACGAGAGTTTGTCAGAGCAGTATTAGCGGTTGTAGTAGCAGTCGTAGCTTTGTCAATAGCACTTGTAAAACCGCCAGAACCATCAGACTCACGCGAGTTGTTGAGAGCTGTGGTTGCGTTTGTACTTGCAGTGTTAGCTGTGGTAACTGCAGAACTGGCATCGGATGCAGCAGTAGTAGCTGTTGCCGACGCGGCATTAGCAGTGGTAGTTGCTGAGTTTGCAGTTGCAATTGCAGTGTCAGCTGTGGTTTTTGCTGTGTTAGCTGTGGTGTTGGCGGTATCTACATCAAACTCACTTTCTTGCGTGACATAGAGGTTTTGGGTGAAGTTGTTGTTAAGGTCCGACGACCTGATGGCAGAACCCGGATAGAAGGTAGCTTGTAGGTTGTCGGAACTTGTCTGCCGATAAATGCGTATCGCTACTCCGCTAGCCGGAGCAGTGGTGAAGGATACAGTTGTAGCATTAGACAATGTGTATGCAGTTGTGTCTACAGCATCAAGGCTTACCTTAATGTCTGTAGTTTCAAGATATGGAAATGTAAAAGAAAAGGCAGTAGTACTGCCATCTCCTGTGTATGTATTTTGTGTAATTGCCATTAGCTAAGTGTCAAAAAATTAGTCTTGGACTTGGTCAATCTTGACTTGATATGCTTCACCAACTTTACGAGCCTCTTCAACCTTGCCTTGACCAAGTAAATGCTTGATCATTTGCGCACCTTCAATCTTCATTTCGATTGGTGGGTTACGCAGAAGCAGTTGCATTTCAGCAGTCTTTTGTGCATCTTTAATAATAGAATTGAGATGCCTATAAACATTCAAATCTTTAGCACGCATGTCTGCATAGCTAAAGTTAACGTTATCGGCACGGGCACGACGAAGGGCATCAAGTTCGTTGTTATATCGGTCACTCTTACTGATCTCCTCAACCTTCTTCCAGAGACCCATTTTGCCCATGATCTTATAAAGCTCTTCACGCTCAGCAGGGGTGTATTCGTATTTCCCAGTGCTGTCTTTACGAAGCATACGCATACCATCCCAGCCACTTCTAAGCAGCCACTGACGCCACGGTTCACCACCATCGCTGATGGGAACAGGGTTGAAGGCGTTCAAAGCACGAAGCCAAGGGTTGTCGATATCGTTAATGGGTTTACCAGTCCACACATCAATACGTTCAGGTAGAAGCGTATTAAAGCCAGGCACACGATTAGCGACATAACCCATAATGTCATCGTGAATGTCCTTTTGGGAGGAAGAGATAGCGTTTGCAAAGACGCCAACAGCTCCTGACATAGGAACCATCGTCCGGAACTCATTAGCTGCAAGCCTTGCAAATTGTGTTTCATCACCATGTAGAAGCTTGATAAGTGGATCAAGCCCAGCCATAAAGGTTTTGTTTGTGAAACCAGCTGCAAAGGACCAAAGGAGCTTCTTCTCGAAATCCTCTAGCATGTTTGATCCGATATCTGTTGCGTAGTAAGCAAGATCAGCAATCGGGGTAAGCAGACTGTCAAATGGTTCAACACCAGCGTAAGAGACCCATTTATTGCCAACTTTGATGTGCTTAGGCTTCCAACCGTAGTTGTCACGCATAAGCTTACGTTCAGCAGCATTAATAGGACCGTTGCCTCTGATGTTGCCACCTAAGGCATAAGCAAATCCACTAGAAAGGATCAAACCACCAAGAGCCATACGACCCTTGTATTCAGCCTTAAGGTTCTCAAAGATAACCATGGCGTTAGGATCAGTACGCTTTACACCGTGTTCTGCAAGAGCTTCAAAGATCTTTGCTTGGTCCGTTCCAGCATTAAGGATTAAAGCCATCCTTCCAGAACCAGGGATAGCTGCAAAAGGTGTATAAGTAAGACCCAGTTTTACAGCATTGACACCAGTCCTAGGGAACATAAACAGCGGCTTAAGTGCAGGGACTGCATTCAAACCATTGTTAAGGAACGTAGAGATTTGATCGTCTTGGTTCAAAGCAAGTTCAGAAGAGCTCTTTTTAACGGCCTCATCTGTGATAACACCGTTCTTATCAAACATTTTGGCAAAGTGCTTTTCTTCAGCTGCACGTAGCAACTCTTTATTGACCTTACCTCCAGTCTGTTCAAAGACCTCTTCATAAGCCAACATGCGTGACTTATGGGTAGCAAGAGTAACGTTGACATATTGGTCAGCGCCGATCATTGCATTTGTACCCCAACGCATATAGCGACTGTTGGCTGCATCATTATTAAACTTAGTCCAGTTCCAAAGGAACATTTTGCCTTTATTGCCTTCGACATTCCATTTGTTATTGGCAATGTCTTCCATAAGCGTAAACTCAGCAGCATCACGAGCTACATAACGGTCCTTACGCATAAGGTCCATAAAAGCTTGTGGATCATCAGAAGAACGCTTCCAAGCATCCCAAGCGTGTTGTGCAGCTCTACGGTTAGTTTCATAGAAAGCACCATGGATATACAAAGCACGCTTTAAGTTTCTGTAGTCACCACCTTTAAGTGTGCCTTCGATACCATGACCAAGCACAGCAGTAGTGCTTTTAAGAATCAAGCTCGTAGTGTTACCAATTCCAGCACGTAGTGCCGAAAGACCAGAAAGAACGTTGTTATACCTGACAGCCCAAAGACCTTGTGTGAGCATATTGATTTGGCGTCTACCGTCAATAGTCGGTGACACAAACAAACCACGCAAAGACATTTGCTTGTTTGCCCACTTCATCATCTTGTCAAGGCTGTTGATGTCACCATTGGACATCGTAAAAGCATCAATGAAAGGTTTGACCATTGCACGGTCTTCCTTCCAAAGAGTCTCCAGGTTGTTGCGGAACTCAAGTGATTGGGCAGCTTTTTGAACACGAGCATCATTGAGTTCATCCATGATCTCTCTAACAAGAGAATCACTTTCAGAACCACCTCTGATTGCTTGCTGGATGCGCTTTTTGTTTTGCAGAGCAAAGCCAGAGACAAACTTGTTAAGTGCATGCTCAGACATTAGGATCTGCATACGATCCAAAATCATTGACTGGATACGTGTATCAGATGCGTTGTTGGGGAACTTGACCGCACCTTCTGCAATGGTTTGCAGTTCACGTGCAGTGGTATCCATAACACGAGCAGATGCCAAGGCAGTGCTCTCACCCAGATACATGTCAGTCAGGTTTTTAATACCGACAAGAGCAGCGGCTGCTGCATCCTCACTGGCGTATTCAAATGACTGTCCACCAACAACCATACGAGATGGATTCTGATAGAAAACATCCTTAACTTGGTTAGGAGGAACCTCCATGACCTGGGTCCAGATATCTCTTGCAGCAGTATCCATTTGGGATTTGCTGAACTCAAACCCTTTCATCAGACCAGCCCACTCACCAGATGCTTGGTAGTCAGCAGCAACGTCCATGACCAAGTCACGTGCGTCGGCATTGTCACCAGCAATAGCTTTAAGGGTCGGCTCAGTAACGATGGGGGCAGGGTTACCAGAGCTGATGCCTGATTTGATCGCTGCTACATCCAAAGCATTACGTGCTACAGAAGCAGGAGGGACGCTTAGAACAGCGTTCTCAGCCTCTGAGACAAGCTTAGGAGTGATAGCAGGGTTGTATGATGTATTAGGTGGAGCTAGCTCATCATCAAGCATTTTTTGATACTTGGCTGCTTTATCTGAATAGACTTGAGCCAAACCTGATACATCGCCAGATTCGACCTGTTTAGCAGCATCATCCGTATATCGTTTAACTTGCCTACGAAGGACATCAGCACGAGATTGCGGATTAGCAGAGATTTGTTGCTTAGTAGCCTCCCATGCATCGCTGATATTTTGCCTATCTCTAGCGTTTTGTAGATTGACATCATCGCCAAGGAAAACAGCATCATCCATCAACTGATTGACAGTCCCAGTTGAGGACATATCAAGCTCGAGCTGACGGACAGCAACCTCATCCATCTGCCATTCACGCAAAGATGATTGATTTCTTACGTGAGCTTCAAAAGGAACCTCCCCAAAACGTAGGTCAGGTCCATAGTTAATAGTAGTTTTCTTGTAGGCTTCAGCAAGTTCGTCACCAACCTTGAACCAACCCATGAAGTCAGGAGTCTTAGCTCCTTTCAGGGCTTTACCAAGGTTGATACCGTAACCCAGTACGTCACCAATAATGCTCAGTCCGACAGCTTCATAGGTGTTCTTCTTTTTCCGAACCTCAGTGGAGTCACTATCAAGTGTCATCCAAGAGTCAGGAATGTTGAGACTTCCACCTGTGAGGTCATCAAGACCACGCAGAAGGTTGTCGCCATCATCAGTGGTGTCACTCAGATAAGTAACGCCAGCATCGATAGCAGCAGCAGAACCAACGTGGGAGAGTGCGGCATATACCTTAGGAAGTTGCGCAGCCTTAATGGCACCTGACGCAGCACCAACACCCATCATGGTTGGCATGATGACACTGGATACTTCGCGGAATTTCTGAGCAACAGGATCTTGGAACTTAGTAGCTTCGTCGTAAGCATCGTCGATACCACCAAGACCAGGGATAGCTCCAATAGCATCCATACCAAAGTCAACACCACTGATAGGTACAGCAGCAGTGAACTCAAGTGCAGCTACAGGATCCTTGGCAATCGGCTCCAAGTCGGCACCAATACGCAAGGTCTTAAGCCGATACTTGTTCCATTCCTTTCTTGTGGCTCCAAGTTTCTTGTAGTAAGAAAAGTCCTTAGAACGATCAAAGGGTTTGCCTTGCAACCAATCAGCAGGTTTCTCTTCTTCCTTTTTCTCTTCCTCAGGCTTGATAACGTTAGTGTCTTTCTCAGGATCGTATTCAGCTGAAGTCTTAAAATCAGGTGTAGCCCGTTGGGGCTGAGATTGATAATCCTCAATTAGACTATCAATCTTATCGTCTCTTTCAGTACTCATAATACGCTCCTACCGTGATGAAATTTGAAACGTCGTCCACTAGGAAGCTCAATAATCATCATGTCATCACCTTCTGATGTACGGAAAGAGTTGACAACCTTGGCTGGGGGATTGATGTAAATACCCCTACCATCATGAATGCCGTAGTCGTAACCGTTAGAACCACGCACAGTGTGAGACTCCCAGTTGCCAGTCATTGGCACATCAGGAAGAGGCACCATGCCTAACTCTTGGTCATCCACAAAGATATATTCTCTGATTTCAGGATCGTTGTACTCGTAGTAAGCACCAGTTTCATCCTCAGGAGTATTTGGATTATCTACCTGTTTCATATCCAGGTGAGGACCTGATGAGTTCCGACCGAGGCTGTGTACGTTGTAGACATGCTGAATTGTTTTAGATGAATAGTTTGGATCCCGTGTTGGAGGTCCGTCGTATTCAATGAAGGGTTGATCCAGATCTACGCCTTGAGATCTGAGAATGTTTTCGATCTTTGTAGCATAATCAGTATCTTCTGCATAACGCTTATTTGCACCTTCAGTGAGTGCATAGATCATTTCACGTGGAGTTGTTGCCTTTTCAAAAAGCGGATAAAAACCACTTGAGGCAATAAACTTAGGAAAGTCAGCTACAGCTTGAGCAGGTGTGTCGTAGTTCCTGTAGTTACCGTGAGCTGTTTTTGTGAAATCACCTTTCCACCTGTTATCGGCTTTGATATTAAATAGTGCATTAGAGCCGTGGACTTCCTTTCCCCATCCTGTTTCGTTTGCCCACATAGCAGCAATTACATGCGCTCCCTTTACTTTTTGGGAACGGGCAAGTGTAACGATGTCAGTAAACCCATCAGCATCTTTCCGAACAAAAGGAACTTTGTTACCAGTAAGCGATACAACACTATTGATGTTTTGAGCTGAAGGTGTGTTAAAGATACTAAAGATCTCAGGCGTTTCAGAAAGGCTGGATCGGATGTTATCTACAAGGGTGGGTTCTGCTTTAGCATCCTTGATGCCTTGCAAATGAAGTTGATGGTTAATAATTTCATAAGCAGGATACCCAGTAACATCAGCAAGCTGATGAATATAAGTTGGTATCATATAAGGTTTACCAGATTTTATTTGTGTTGCAAGTTCTCTAGCTTTTCCTTCAGACATAACAGGACTATTCAAAACATAGTCATTGTCATCTCTGACTAATTCAAGAATCTCTGCAGGGGGACGACCTAATTCGGGACGGATGTACTCAGAACTTGCAGGGTCAAACTTGGCAAAATAAGCGTTATCAGAAGATACTCCCTTATTGACTACATAAAAAAGAGACCCTTCAGTTTGATTTTCGATCCGGGCAACAACAGCATCTAAAGCGTTACGTTGTCGAGCAGCTGGATCAGAAGTGGGATCAGGAGCACCGAGATTAGAGTTATAAAGCTTTTGAGCATCAGCAAGTGCATACTTAAAACCAGTATCAAGTACTTTTTCGTAGTCAGCATCACCAAGAACTTTACGAAGTTCGTCGCTTAAAGCCTTTTCAACATCTTCATTATTAAGAGGCATTGCAGCAGCCTCTTCGATGATTGCTTCGATATAAGGCTGATAACGATCAAGGATAACTTGATCTGTAATGCCATCAAGGTCAGCTGGCTTCAAAGTTCTATTCTTAACCTTTTCGTCAAGCAATGGAATCAGAACTCTTCGCTGAACAGCATCACTAGAACGGTTGCTAAGAACAGCTTGAACATCACTTGTATCAAGCCCCATCTCTCTGGCTTCAGCAATAAGTTCTTTCGAGTAGTTATTGTCAAAAGAACCTTCCTTTAGCCCAACAACAAACTTGAGCAAGTCATCTTGCATGCGTTGTTTTCGAGCCTGTTCTTCTCTCGCCTTGAAGGTTTTGGTTTCTTGGTCATAAGCCTCGATAGCAGCTCTGATCTCATATAGTCCAGAGTCACCTTTGTAGAGTGAACCGAATGGCTTGGCTTCTTGATCTTTAAGTGTGACAGGTGAAGTCTTCAACTCGTCTAACTTGTCATAAGCTTCTGGACCGCTACCCCACAGCCCTTCTCTAGCCATCTCGGCATAAACCTTGAGCATGGTTTGTCGATCTGAACGAGGGTATTTGCTCTTAGCTAGAAAATTGAGGTTACTTGCGTGACCATCAGCATCAAAGAATCGAGTCCTAAACCCTTCACGATGTTGGAGTTCATCTTCACGTTGGATTCTCCGCAGTTTTTCAGCAGCCTGACCACGTGCGTTGGCACGCTCAGCCTCTATCATTTTCGGGTAGAGGTAACGAGCGACCATAGGGTCATCTTCTTTACCTTGGAACTGGGCAATGTAATCAGATCTGTTTCTAAGCTGCTGAGCCTCTACCAGATCTTTGTATTGATCACCCATGGTCCGAGCTTGACCAAGAGTGATTTCACCTTCAGTGCCATCAGCTAGTAGAAGCGGCAGCGTTTCAAACTGAGAAAGGGCTTCGGGATAATCCAGAGCAGCGTTAACAAGCATGGTCTTTTGAAGACCATATGTAACGGAGGAGTTAGCATTCCTGATTTGGTTAATGATGTCGTTAGAAGCACCATTTTCAATCAGCCGTTTAACAATGTTTCGGTACTTCTCGTCGTTGGCAATGTGTGCCTTGTCAAGATCACGGATGTATTGAATGTCGGCATAGCTACCGCCTGCAAGTGCAATGGTATTGGCTAGCTCTTCACCTTTCTTTTTACCAGACTCATCAGCACGTTCTTCTAATTTCATCGCAACCTTGCCAAGAGTGGGAGCAAGATCAGCTAATGCACGGTATGTTTGCTGAGACTTTCTGAGTTCAGTCTGATTGTTTTCGTTAATTGTTTTATTGTTTTCAACCATCCGAGCACGGATTTGATTCCGGTTCTCAGTTTCAAGGTCAAAAACAAATTGTCTATTCTGTTCCTCAACGCGGTATTTATCGTTGAGTGCATTAATTACAGCTTTTGTATTAGCCTGTTTAGCATCGAAAGTGGCTTGCATCTGACGTATCGTCCGCTGCCCTTCCTCTCGGATCTTTCGTGATGTATCAGGTAGCTGTATATTTTTAAATCCAGATGATTGGGCGTACCCTTTGAATTTAGACATTTAGCTAGTTAGTTTTTAATTATTCCCAAACCCCACTTGTACTTTTATAGCCACTAACCTGATTTGCGATACCGGCAAGGCCAGTCATAGCGTTCGCAGCAGTGGTCCAAGCGGATTGGGTCATAGGTGCATTCTTGACAGGCTTAGGAGGTTTAATTGGTTTAAGAGGATCAAGGAATACAGACTCAGGAAGCTCAATAGGACGTGGAATCTCAGGACCCATAGAAGGTTCAGACAGACGGTTATAGTGAGCTTGCATATCAGCAGCTTGTTGATCACGATTGATCTTCATCATGTTGCTCTTGAATGCAGACTTAGCACTGTCCATAGAAGCTTGCAGTTCTCTCAAGCCTTGGTTGTATTCTTGACGCTTATAATCAATATCGTTATCAATCTTGGCAGATTGAAGATCAGACACATTGATCGCATTAATCATCGTGTGATCAATCGACCTTGCCTGGATTCGGAATTGATTTTCAGCAGTCGCCATGTTTTGTACGATCTGTGCCTGTGATCGACCAGCAGCTGCAAGTACACTTTGAATAGCCTTACCAGCACTTCTACCAGTTCCACGTGCACGAGCTTGCCCTTCGCCTAGCAAAGCTTTGACGGCATTCTCTTGTGCTGCGAATGCACTATCAATAGACTTGACTTGATATTCAAGTTCGTTACGCCTACGTTGATTAGCGGCATTGCCAATAGCGTAGTTACGTTCTCTATTTAGATCAGCCTTTTGAAAAGCAGAAGTATCAAGAGCTTGGTATAGATCACGTGTCATCCCTTCCTTTTGGAAGTTCATAGAGATCTGAGCTTCGTTAAAGGAACGTGTTGCCTCTTCCTGGGCAATAACTGAAGAAAGCGTATTAAGTGCAATTTGCTCCTCAAACTGCTCTTCAGATCTATTGAAAGCAGCGACAGCATTTTTGTATTCGTATTCACGAAGGTGGTTTTGATGCTGCCATGATTGTTCAGCCAGCTCAGTTTTGTATTGACGTACGTTTTCAGCTTGACGACGTTGAACGTCTACAGCTGTTTTTGAATACTCATACTTACGGAGAGATGATTCCCAATCAAATTCGTATAGTTTTTTGGCTTGCTCGTATTGTGCTTTAGCTGCTTTTTCAGCTTTATTGTTTGCGTCGTTAGCTCCTAAGACACCCATACCGATGCCAAGAACATTCAACCCAACACTAGCAGCAGCCCATCCAGCTGGCATAATTTACATTCTCCTATAAAATCTTGGGGAATAAGAACCTTCCCACATCATTGAAATTAGTGACACAGGAAAAGGTGTATCACTGTAAAGTCGAACAGAGACATTTTCCGACCTTTGGTGCAGCGGCACCGTAAATACGTTCTGTTCTTCTAGTGGTACGTCATCAGCAAGGTAGTAGTTGGCATCCAAAGATGGAATGACATCAGTCCACTCAGAACGACCCTTAGCTTTGATTTTGAAAGCAAGACCACTTGACTGACCAACTGAAAACTTCATCCTTGCAATAGTGACGTTAGCGGTGAAGTCTGTCTCTTTACCTTGTGGATCCATTGAAAAATAGATGGTAGGCAACTCCACATCATAGGTAAATTTATAACCTACAATTACATCAGACGCCTGAGAAGTTAGATCTTTGCCAGGCACAAGGAAATAAGGACCTGTACCGTCAGAACCCCTAGTGGGGCTAATAGTAAAACCAGATTCTGTGACACCATTGAAGTTATTAGTACCACTACCTTTGATAATAAGTACAGGTGACAGAGACGTTAGATCGTCAAACGGCAAATAACACTTGGACTCCTTAGTAGAGGAGTCATAGGTAACAGAAGATGCAACAGCATACATGTCAACATAAGGGTTGATTTGCTGCCCATCACTGTTGACAAGGATCTGATCTTCAGGTGTTTGTGTGAGGCTTGCAGTCAATAGGATGTACTTACCGCTGTCTTTAACGACGCAGTACATACGATCATTATCAACAACAACGTTATGCACGGTGCCAGGTAGATACCAGCGATACCATGATTGAACAAGGATCTCTTGACCGTTTGTGTAAGTACGGTAGAACCAAATGTAATTACTAGAAGGACCATACAAAGCAATAAAGCTGTTGGACGGGCTAGCAATCATGTCTTCAACAGTGTCTGGCACCCACTCAGAGACCACACGGCTGATGTCAACAACGATTGGATTCTCTTGAGAACCTCGTGTTTGCATGCCAAAGATACGTGAGTATCCAGGGGTCTTACTGATAAATGCCAAGCTATTGCCTACGTCAACAGGATCAATGTCGGGATCCATTTCATAGTTAGAGATACCTCTAATGATCGCTGATGTAGGTGTCAACACCTGATCATCAGAGAACATGATGAACTGCTGTGCTTTACTAAACAGAATCAGACCCTGAGCTGTAGGTGTTACAGCGTGGAGAACTGCAGGCTTGATGCTTGAACAGTTGATATCAAGGGGGTCAGCATCAGTCTGAGCAAGAGCAGAGATGTGATAGAAGTTGAAGAATTCACCAGTCTGACTCATAGACACATTGTCTGAAGTCAGGAAGCCAAGCCTATTGTTGTGGAAGAATGCCTGTTGAATTTTGTTGTCTACAAAACTGGGATGACTATTCGTAGTGTCATCACCCACAAGGCGTGCTGTATAGGCTACGGGTTGGAAGACAAAGGTATTCAGAGCGGTATTAACCAGCTCGTGTGGCATCGTCGTGACATTAAGTCCATTTGACATTCCATAACCAAGAGTTTCTTCCCAAAACCCTGGACCCGAAGTGCCATCATTAGCTACAAACTTAGCGTAGTAAGTATCACTAGCAGACTCTGTATTGATAATTTTGACCAGTCTGTTTTGGATGGACTGCTCAGCAAGTTTACTTACATTCTCAACTTGATCGGAAAATGCTTGGAGAAGAGTTGAGTCTTTACCACCTATAGCTGTGACAGTGACAGCTGTAGTGCTCACCAATTCAAGACTGGTGTCAAGCCTAGTAACAGTCAGACCAGAGATGTTTAGGTTGTTGATACCTGTCTCTAGGTCAGTAAGGATATCGTCAGCAGCCAGTGCTTTGTTAGCACCAGTCGTACCAAAGTTATCAGCATTACGAGTTAGCTTCGTGAATGATTGACTGCCAATGGTAACTGTGTAGTTAGCACTGTATTCAACACCTGTCAGTTTGACCGTATGTTGAAGACCTGAGGTGTAGGCAGGGTCAGCATTCTTGGTTACAGTAAATGTCGAATTGGTGATGATCGACGTGTCTTGTACGGTAAGTACGCTGTAATTTTTTTTGGTAGTATTTAGGTACGCTGTGGGGTTGTAATTACTGACGCCGTTGTTGGAGTAAGTAACTGTAGCTTTAACATAGTTACCGTTGCTATCAGCAATGGCATTCCAAATGTGGATATCAGTACCAGCAATACAACCAATGTATCGTTCATCATTGTCACGATTGATGTAGAACCATTTAGCATTATCTAATGCTGTTGATGAAAAAGCAGAACCACCAGTGTCCTTTAGAACATCTAGATATTTAAAACCTGGACGTTTAACAAGTCCAAAGGTTGGGTCAGGGTAAGCATTAAGACACTCACGTACCTGACCTGGAAGTTTCTTAGAATCAGGTTGGCGACTAACACCACCTAGAAAGTTGTTTATTCGTTGTGTTACTGCTGCCATTAGCGATACAAGGCTTGATAGGGTTTGTAACTGATATATGCGTTGTTACCTCTCGGATGTCCGAAGAAGGTGTAGTCACCTTGATTACATTCGTACTCCAAAGCCATCGCACGGTTGTACGCTTCCTTTTGGCTAAGCATTTGGAATTGAGTTGTATCTCCAACAATCCGAGAAGAAACAATTGAAGCAGCTCTAGCTACAATGTAATCTTGAATTGGTGTAGGAAGATCAACCCAATCAAACAACCAGACAACATCACACTTAACCTTATCTGTGAAGGCATACGTGTGCTCGACCTTATCGTAAAGCTTGCCGTTTCTCCGAACTACATCCATAGTTGTGTACTCGGGTGCAAGGTCTAGTTGCAGTACGTTGTTAGGAATTAGGATTTCGTTATTGGTGTCAGGGGTGAACTCGTAATCGTATTCAATGTTGTAGCTCCATCCTTCAGCCTGGACTTCTTGAGACACCTGTAAAAGGGTGCTATAAGCAATCGCAACGTCCGGGTTGGTTTGATCAAGAGTAGTCACAGGCGCTTGACCACATGACTGCAGTATTTGATTTACAGCAGGTAGTTCCTGTGCAGAATTAGTGGTAGGAAAAGCCATATAATTAAAAAAAAGGGACCCCGAAGGATCCCCATAAAGAACGAATTATCAGAATGCAGAAGGAGCAGTAGCACCGACATACAGTTCACAAGCGGCAGCAGGGTTCAGATAGTCTGCACCCATGGCCAAACGACCCAGAATCACGTCACCCTGATAAATCACGGACACGTCATTACTGGTTACTTGGACCTGAGGACCGATAGCTTCAACACAACCGGCTGCTTCCTTTTGGAAGATCAGACCAGCAGACACAGAACCGAACTCAGAGGCAGTTCCGTAGTCGTTATTGATGCCGGTAGTAGCACCGGAAGCATCTTCCACAGCAGGGTTCACGAAGTCACCAGTGTTACCAGGATCAGTCTGACCAGTCGTACCGCCGTACTTGGTGCCATAACGGCCAAGGAACGGGATGTTCATGGACTTGTAGATCTTGATACCAGCGATCTCGATGATGCCGTTGCCGCCCTGAAGAGCGCCACCCTGTGCATCACGGTTCACCAGTCCGTTGGAACCAACAGCCTGGATCAATTCGTAGTATTGACGTGGGTTGAGAACCCCCACACGCCCGTCCTGCGAGATGCCTTTCTCATCCATAGCAGCGGCAGCGTCATAGAACGCAGTAACCAGAGCAGAGGAGGAGAATGCATCAGATTCATTGGTAGAAGAACCAACACGAATCTGAGTACCACCAGGCTCAACGAAGTTGGTCTTGGTGATAGGAGATGCCTGACGTGCACCGCGAGCAATAGCGCGGAAGATCAGACGATCATATTTCTCAGCAAGTGCATATCCGATCTTACGAGATACTTCAGAGCGCAGATCATAGTGCGCCAGAGTTTCATCGAGATCATACAAAAATGCACTGGAGATGAGAAGATCATCAACGGTGATAGTCTTCTCAGCCACCGGGGGTGCACCGTCGGTGTTACCGAGGATTGCATTTCCGGGGGTGTGGTACTCAGCCGTCGTACGACCGGTGTAGATGAACTGAAGAGACTTACCATTCTTCAGCGTACGCTTCATGACAAGGTCACGAGCGATCGCATTTTGCTGGAAGCCTTTGAACATCTCGCCGGAAAACAGCTTGAGATATAGGGCACGAGAATCACCCGTGCTATTAGATTGACCTGGCCGTGTAAGATTAGTGACCAGAGTAGAATTTTGTTGTGCCATTAATAGGAGTAAGTGTTTTTATAACCGACTCCAAGATCTTGGAAATTTTTTGTTGTGGTCTATCCCACCGTCTAGACGGCTAAGGGTATCCTCGTAAGGGCCAAAGCCAATACTGGCGGGAGGACTTGCACCTCCCTGTAAGCTTACTTAACCAGTTGTTTGTAAACTACACCACGATAACGAAGAGCATCAACTTTATAGTTTTCTGCTTTCTTCTTAGCGTTTGCGATGTAGCGGATAACGATGTTGGACATAAGTTCGTACCTGAATAAACCTAAGCCCCGTTCCATGCTTAGGAGGTCATGCGTCCAACTCTGCCTCCAACACCATACGATTGAACTGTGTCTCTAAAAACTCAATATCAATCTGTTCTTGTGGACGACCACCAGACCAGTTTCTTTTGTATTCTTTTAAAGCGTCCCTGATAATACGGGCAGCACCATCGTCGATGGAGAGATCAAACATTGGATGAACGTACGAATTAGTTAGCCAATGGCAGGTGCCATAAGTGCCACGGGAGTTGACTCCACGGATGCAAGGTCAAGCGGGAAGTTATGTGCATTCCGCTCGTGCATCACCTCAAAGCCGAGGTTGGCACGGTTGAGAATGTCAGCCCATGTGTTCACCACATGACCTTGACTCTCAGTAATGGATTGATTGAAGTTAAATCCGTTGAGGTTGAAGGCCATGGTGCTGACGCCGAGGGCGGCAAACCAGATGCCAACAACCGGCCAAGCTGCGAGGAAGAAATGCAGCGACCGAGAGTTGTTAAAAGATGCATATTGAAAAATCAATCGTCCGAAGTAGCCATGAGCGGCGACGATGTTGTATGTCTCTTCCTCTTGTCCAAATTTGTAGCCATTGTTCAACGAAACAGTTTCAGTCGTTTCACGGACAAGCGAAGAAGTAACAAGACTTCCATGCATAGCCGAGAACAAAGAACCACCAAATACACCAGCAACTCCCAACATGTGAAAGGGGTGCATGAGGATGTTATGTTCCGCTTGAAAAACAAGCATGTAATTAAAAGTACCGGAAATGCCAAGAGGCATACCGTCTGAAAAACTACCTTGTCCAAAAGGATAAACAAGGAAGACAGCAGTCGCCGCAGCGACCGGAGCAGAGTAAGCAACACAAATCCAAGGGCGCATCCCTAGTCGATAGCTAAGTTCCCATTCGCGTCCCATGTAAGCAAAGACGCCAATGAGGAAGTGGAACACGACAAGTTGGTATGGACCCCCGTTGTAGAGCCATTCATTAAGTGTATTAGCTTCCCAAATTGGGTAGAAGTGAAGTCCGATGGCATTGCTGCTCGGAACGACGGCTCCCGATATGATGTTGTTTCCCCACATGAGGGATCCGGATACTGGTTCTCTGATTCCATCAATGTCTACAGGTGGTGCTGCAACGAATGCAGTTACAAAACAAATAGTGGCAGCCAGCAAGCAAGGAATCATCAAGATTCCAAACCAGCCAACATAAAGTCGATTGTTAGTTGAGGTTACCCAGGAGCAAAACTCATCCCAGGTAGACCTCTGTTGTTGTTGAAGTACAGCGGTCATTAAAAGTGCGGGGTAAATGTTTCCAAAGGTATGTATTTGAGCACTTTAATGAAGCCCTCCCAAGGCTCACGTCCAGTGGAGGGCTGTAACTTAACTACTTTTTCTTAGCAGTCTTAGCGGAGCGTTTAAAGTTCGCAGCCGTGGGTGCTCCTTTAGAACCAGGCTTCCTCATTTTTTCACCACTGCCAGCAGCGATACGCTTACGCTTAGCGTGGATGTTTGCATACAATCCTCGCTTAGCCATCAGTACTTTTTACCAGCAGGTTTTTTCGTGGACTTCTTTTTTTTAGCAGTGGCAGCAGCCTTCATACCAGCTTTGGTATAAGGATACTTCTTGCCGTTAACCATGGGCATCACCAGACTCCGGGGATAATTTGACCAGTTAGTGCATAAGCTCCAAGAGCTGCAATTACACCCAGCATTGCCAGGCGACCATTGAGCATTTCAGCTTTTTCGTTATGTGTAACAGTTACGTCTTCCATGTACATGCGTGGTTCAGAGGGCCAGATTTGGGTATCGTTCATCAGAAGTTGTACTTAGCGCCAACCTTGGTGCCGTAGCTGTTGTCGTCATCGCCAGTGAGGAAAGAGAATTCTCCGTACACAGACAGTGCTTCGCTCACGGGGTAGCTACCACCGATCTTTCCAGACAGTTCAACATCACCGTCACCTTCATCAGGTGCCAGCAGAGCAGGACCACCCTGCACGTACCAGTTATCACCTTCGTAACCAACGTGGACATCAGTAGCGGTGCCACCGTAATCAGAACCGACGAAACCAGAGTTGGCTTCAACGTTTGCGTAGGGACCAGCAATAGCGCCTTGAGCGCAGCCGAGGAGGAAACCGGCAGCAATAATAGATTTCATTGTAAGAATAAATAAGGTTTAGAAGTTAAGATCAGAACGATCGAGTTTGGAAAGAATGTCAGAGCGATATGCAGGATCACTTTCGTATCGTGGATCACTCATTGCATTTACAAGCTCAGCTTGGCTACGGAAGACATCCTTAGATTCCGTTGCAGCACGACCAGTAAGCATCTGACCATCAGTGCCAACTGAATCTTGATAGCGATAACGAAGTGCCTGGATTGCGAAGAAAGCTGATTGTGCATCTCCGCGATCCATCACTGCGTCATACATCTCAATCTCTTGTTCACTAAGATTGTCTTTGGCCCAACCAAGCATTGCTTGATATTCTTTTTCACCACCAGCACTTTGGTGTAGCGAAGCAATATCTTCAGAAGAGAATTCTGTTGACTGTGTCGGTTGGGACTGCTCTACATTGTTTCTATATTCAAGATACATCTTTGCTAGTTCAGAAGCATCCATGCTTTGGAGCTTCTCTTGTGTAGCTTCAGAGATTTCATCTTGTGATTCAGTCCACAAGGTGTCAAGGAAATTAACTTCCTCTTGTGGCTCTTCAGTATCTTGAGGTTCAGGCTCAGTGGAGGATCCGAGTTTCTTTTGTAGTTCTAAGTATGCTGACTCAAGAGACTGAGCATCTTTGAATTTACCAGCCAGCAAAGAGTTTTGCTCGGCTTCCATCTGTTCGCCTACAGCCAAAGAGTCTTGCTCTTCAGCATTAAGCTCACCAGAATCTGACTCGGATGAGTCGTAAGTAAGGGTTGTCATTAGTAATAGATATTATTCAGGCTGGTTTGCCATCGCAGCTTCTTCAGCCTTTTGGTCAACAGCAGCAAGTTGTCCTGCTTGTTTAGTAAGCTCCATACCCTGCTGTTGTTGCATCTGTTGTTGCATTTCTGCTTGCAACTCTTCTTGTGTCTTAACAAGGTTGAGAATGTCAATACCTTGTGAGGCAGCAAGACGTTTGATGACTTCATCAGGATTGATGTAACGCATCAATGCTTCAGGACCAAGAGTCTGTGCAATGGTTCCCATGAACTGACCAAGACTTTCTCTGTCTTGACCTCTGCCCAATGCATTGATACCAGCAACAATAGTAGGTTTAACAATCCCCTTAGGGATCTTGGGAATCTCGCCAGTCTTTTGGAACACTGACAATTTACGATTGAGATATGGAACAAGGAAGTCAACAGTCAACAAGGAGAAGAGTCCCCCAAGTTGTTGTTCCAGTTCCATTTGTGTCATCCGCACCTCTTCCGCTGTAGTGCGCTCACTCTGACGTACAGAGAGAATCAAGAATGCTTCACTTAGACGACGTTCGAGTGTCTGTGCGAGTTGATAAGCAGTAGCAAAGTCTGCTGTCTTACCTACTTGTACAACACCAATGTCATCGGGACGACCTTGAATGATTGCACCATTACCAGCTTGTGCAAGTGTGGATGGTTTAGTTGTGCTTGAGGGACTAACTGTAAAGACGACCTTAGCCGCTGCTGCCGAACCTTCGACAAGAGCTTGACTCAAGGATTCCATGGATTGAAGATCACCCATGAATTCCTCAACTCTGCCCCTGCCGTAAGGCTCAGCATCTACTGTGTTGAACCTCAAAGCGATCCAAGGGTTAGCATCCAGAGGAGCCTTACCTTGTGATCCAGGAAGTATCTTTCCGTAGACTTCCTGATGCCAGACGAAACGATTGTTGTCTCGTCTTACGTGTGTGTAGATATCACACTGATTTGCTTGAGCGTTGTACTCATCTGATACACGATTAGGTTCTTCCTTAGGAAGTAGATCCTTAATCAGTGTCTTGTTGATTCGTTCCTTTGTGACGATTTCAATTACGTTGCCGTTCCCATCACGATCTATAACGTAGCGATTAAGAGGGTAGAGCTTCAGACCTTTCTTACCCATAAAGATCAAAGCGTTGCCAGTCACAACCAAATGCTTCAAAGCCTGATGCACGACAACGCGGTCATCAGATGCTGCAATTGATTCGAGAATGGTACGTTCGATCTTGGCAAACGAAAGGTCAAGCTCCGACTTAATAGAAGGATCACCACCCAACTCACCCAGCATTTGATCGTCCACTTGAAGCTTAAAGAAGCTTGTTTGTGGAGGGAGTAGTGCAAGCATCAATTTACTTGCAAGAGTCACAACACCTTTAGCACCAATAGATTGCCAAGGTGTCTTGAGACTACGCATACCACCAGAGGGATCTTCTTCACCTCTGATCAAATAAGGAAGAGTAAGGTTACCTGCCTGTTCTGCTACATCGAGAAATTGAGAACGCTCAGAACTTAAAACGTCATACCGCTTCTTTGCGTTCATGCCAGATTCAATGTGTTAATTTGCATGTTGGCATTACGTTGTGCTCTGTTGAGTGAACGTGTGCCTTTTGTGTTTTTACCTTTTTTAGATGCATCAGATCGTTTGATCTTGACGCCCTGTGCTGAACCACCAACTGCTGTACCTTCAGTGGTCAGAGCTTTGGGTTCAGGAACTGGTGGAGGAGTGTAAGCCGGTGGTGTGTAAGCCGGGGGCGGGGGCGGTTGCATATCTTTTGCAATTGCTGCTTGCATACGCCACCCAATACCTGGGAGTCCTGAACCAGCGAATGCATTGAGAATGGTCATTGGGTTGTATCCATCTTGCTTAAGTGCGCGATAAGACATCATCCCAAGTCCACCATGTGGTCCTTGATATGCTGACAGCCAATTTTTAATAGGGTTCTTACGCTCGTAATCACCAATAGTACTTCTACCGTATGCCATAATTAGAGATCGTATAAAGAATTAGTTTCTACAACTTCTGAGTAGTCTTGCAAGGAAATTGGTGAAGGTTTACCCGCGTATGCCGTTCCTCCAAAAGCCTTTTGTATAGTTTTTTCAGACTCAGGATATTTAGGTTCGTAAGTGAGATCCATTTCTACCGGAGTGTAGTTGAGCTGCTCTTCGTCTATGGTGGGTAGATTGCTGAAGTCATAAACACCATCAAAGATGTTATTATAATTTTCACCCAACCAGTTAACTACCTGATCAGCAGTTTCCTGGTCATTGACTTCAAATATGCCAAGACCTTTCATAGCAGCAAGGACTGGACCTTGACCCCATGCACGTAGAGAAGTGATGGAATTACGAACTATATCATCCTCAATAGTATCAAGAGGATCAACAAATACGGTTACTGTTTCATCATCGTGTTGTCCCTGGCGAACACCCGAAGGAACGTCTTGTTCCTCTGGGTAGGGATTGTAATCTTGCCAATTTTGACCAAAGAAACTGTAGTCATTTACATCAGCCTGCCAATCCTCATGAATTACATTAGGGATTTGTGCATCATCCTCATTGATGTTGGTAAGGGGCATTGTTAAGTCTCCATGTTTTCTTTGATCCACTCAACGACACTTCGTTGACCAGACCGATACATAATTTTTTCAATTGAATCGTCCGGCGAAGGAGTGACGACAGGAAAGTTTTCATCTAGTTGGTGGATCAAAGCCCTGGCTTCCATGCCAAAGACTTCAAGCGTATTGAGGGAGGTTGACATTGCTGTGCTCGAAGAATGCTGGCATCCGAGCAGCTTTGGTTTCAGAAAGTTCAGGTGCTTTACCTTCGTACATCAACCTATCGCTAGAATCCAGCCAAAATTTTTTGTCTAAATATTTGTCGGATGCACCAACCTTGAGAGGTTGCATCACCCAGTTGATTGTTGCTTTGCGGAGCTTGTCCAGAGAGGGGCTGATGTTGTAACCCAGCTCGGTGTGTGCCAGTGAGTTGACCGCCACGTGGATTTGCTCGTCTCGGCTGATATCCGCTGAAACGGTCCTCATGCCAGCGTCACCATTAAAGCGAAAGAATGGTAAAAGAACAAAGAAGATCGCACGTTCGGCCACCAATGCTTTGGTGATCGTGTGATCAGGATGTGTCTCCCACGCGGACTTAAGCCGTAGGGCTTCCGCCTCAGCTTGTTCATCAACGCCGTAAGCATTGGCGATGTAACCAAGTGCGATGTCGTGATTTTGTTCGTCTTTGACGTTGGATACCAATACCTCCCGTGCGAGGCTTGGTACTTCAGAGGCCAGAGCATCACTAATAAAATCTCCCACAGGTAGTTCCATATGCCGCAAAGCAAGGGCACGGTGGATTGCTTTTTCCGCACCCTCCTTGCATGTACCAGCAGTTGTCTGTACTGGTGTCCATTTTCTTTTTCGATTGAGAAGTTTTTCGTAAGGATTCATTCTTGACAGTCACATTGAGGTTCCAGCTCACCATCGTTGAATAGGGATGCAAGATAATCATCAACCTCAGCCTCATCAAGAGCAGCATAAGCATCAGTCTTATCTTGTACATCGCCCATCACTTGGAGCGAGTAATACAGAGAAGTCTGGGGCGATTCAAGCCACTCTTCAATAAATGCTTCGTCATACGTGACCACATCGGACCACGAATTGAAGCTGTAACCGTGAAGAAGTCCAGTCTCATTAAGTAGAGTCATGATGCCATCGGCAACACGCTTGTAGGCTTCCCAGCCCACTTGAGAGGCGATCTCTACGTCGCCATAGTTATAGGTTTGTACACCGAACGTACCGCTATCACGGTCAACCGTCCGGCTGATAGGTGGTGCAATCTCAGGAGTGGCAGTGAAGCCATCCAGGTCTTTGCTGCGATAGCTGCAGCTGGCTGTAGGTGCAATTGCAAACGCACGCACCATGTTGTTTCTACGAGCAACACCCGCAGCAAGTTCAACACCAGAAGCGATCTGTGATACAAGCTCAAAGGCAGGGGATCGAATGATCTCACCGTTGTTGTATTGCTCTAGAGCGCGTCCAAATTGTTCGTAAGTTACGCCGTACCGCCGTAGGAGATTTGCCAGTCCGAGCATGCCGAGTCCGACTTGTCGGTCTGTGTCGCTTGGGAGATATTCCCCTGAATCGCCAACACCAGTTCGACCGTGGAGGGTGCACAACTCCTGCATACCTTCAGAGAAAGCTCGCGGGATGTCGTCGAATTCACAGGAACCCAAGTTGACATGTTGCAACAGGCACGTTCCACGTGAGGGCAGGTATACCTCCAGGCAAACGTTGCCTCGGATTCGTTTTCCTTCATTGTCATACTTTACTTTGTTGAGCCAAATGTCACCCGATTTGATTCCGTAGAGGAGATCCTCCTTAAACGAACACCCCTCCCACCATTCGGGGGTGATGTTGATGCATCGTTTGACCCACGGTAGTTCGGTTCTAGGAGTAAGAATAAAGTCGCGAGCATCAGGGTGGGATAAATCAAGATGGCAAACAATCGCACCGTTACGATAAGTGCCTCCACGCCGTAGAATTTCATTTAGCGTTGAATAGATTTTTGCAAACGAGACTGGACCTGAGGCAATGAGTTTGTCATTTCCTTTAATTGACTCCGTTCCTTTGGGTCGCAGTTTCGACAGGTGAATCGCGCAGCCTGCTCCATTTCGTAGAGCATGGCTAGCAAATTTCCAGCTTGCTTCAATTCCATTTAGACCCTCCATTGAGTCTTCAACAGTGAATACCGTGCACGACACCGGCAGTCTGGACGTTGGATTATCCATCCAAGATTGGACACGTCCCGTGCGAGAAATATATGATGTGGTCATGGATTAACTAGATCGTTCAAAATAGGTGGTTGATAGTTAGGTCCTTTCAGAACCTTGCCGTCTACACGGCGGATAGGCTTACCATCTAAGCCAAGTTTTGACATGTTTGATTTATGGACACGATCAAGTGCTTCCTCTAGATCCCATTCCATATTTTCAGCGTATTGAAAACAAACATAAACAAGATCTGCAAGCTCTTTCAGTTCATTCTCGTAAGGTTCGTTGTAGAATGCACTACGGAATTCTTGGTATTCCTCATCGATCAAAGTCAGTTGCATAGTCCGGTTGTCCGAACTGTTCTGAATCCCGTACGCTGAGCGGAACTGTATTGCTTGATCGCTCAGACTGTTCGAGGTGCAATGTTGTGTGGTGGAGTTCATTTTCAAGATAATGGATAGCCTTTTTAAGGTCTTCAATCTCTGTGTGAATACTTTTGAAACCGGCTCGGCAAATATATTTAATAGCATTGCCACGGTGATAACCTAGACCCTGATCTCTAATGAAGTCCCAGACTTCTATTTGACCTCGGGTGTAGTGGAGGGGTGATTGGGCCACTTTGATACAAGATTAGATACGGTGTTAGCAAGGCAGAAGTTCTGCTTTTGCAAAGCAAGAAAGATAGTGATGATGTCTTTCTTATCTGCTTCGGGGAGAAGATCCTCAAGCCTGCGTAGCTTGAAGCTCTGCTCCATCGTTAGTTCTGTCACTGGCATCGGTAGGACACCAGGGGATGACTTGTCCGTCATATTCTTTGTTGGTAAGGATCTTTGCCAGTCGTGCATTCATTAGTGCAACGTCTTCATCCAGATCTTTATCAGCAAAGGCTTTAACAACTGTGTCCCACGTGTAACCGTGCTCTTCAAACAATGCAACAGCACGCTTGATGCCGATACCAGGAACACCGCTGTAACCATCTGTTTGGTCGCCAGCTAGTGTCTGAATGTAGTGCCACTTCTCACCTTCTTCAGGCGTGATTGTGAACATCTCGTCCATGTTGTAGAGACGACCGGGGATTTGTTTCATGTCCTTGTCAGGACTAACGATTACATTGCCAGGGTGTTCAGTGGCATAGATACCCATGGCATCATCGGCTTCAAGCTCAGGCATACGAATAACTTCGTACATATCGCTGAGTGCTGAAATGACCCGACGATATCCGCAGGGCTTCTTTCTATTTCGATGACCCTTGTAATCGGGGTAAATTTTTTTCCGAAAATTCTTGGAGTCACTAAAGAACAGCACCATTTCAGGTGTGTCCCACAGGAACTGTTGTTTGATTTTCGATAGGTCTTTCTGGACGTTATTCATCGCCTCAGAAAACTTGCTGACGACCATGATGACATCGTCACCCCAGTCAATATCCGTCTCAGCACCAGCACAAGACTTATAGACGATATAGTCAGCGTCAACTAATAGTTTCATTAGTGGACCTCCGACCAGTCTTTTCCTTGCTTGGCTTCAGCTTCGATGGGGACTCGTAAGTTGTAGTACTCGCCAGCCGCTGCAGCGCTATATACCAAGGATGTTGATAGGTCGTTTGCGTGGTCAGGGTGGCATTCAAATTGCAATTCGTCATGTATAAATGCGAGCTGTGCAGCGCACAAACCCGTCTGTTTAATTGTGTCGTCGTTGATAACCATCCACCGCTTCGCGACTACACCGGCTCCTGACTGGAGCAGGTAGTTCAAAGATTTGTGTGGACTATCAACCTTTATTTTGCGTCCATCTATAGACCGGATAAAGCCCTTCTTAGACGCCTCTTTAATTGCCTCAAGTAGTTCCGACAGTCCATCAATAGCAGATACAAACGCTTCCCTGATTTCCTTACCTTTAGTCTTAGCGGTACGGTCATTTAAGGAAGAGTCATAGGAATGACCGATTTTGGCGTCTCCGGCACCATAGATGAAGGCATAGGTAATTGTTTTGATTTGCCGCCTAGAAACTCCAACCCGGTCAGCATTCTGTTGATGGATGTCGCCGTTGAGGAGAGTGTCGGCAAAAGAGTTAGACCACCGGCCAAGATAGTGACCAAGCATCCTAAGTTCAATACCTGCAAGATCAGCACCCACCATAATTTGGCCTGGAGATGCTTTGAATAGTTTTCTGAATTCATGTTCACTTGGAGTTTGCCCCAGGTTTGGTTTACGGTGCGCACATCTGTGCGTATTTGTTGCAACTGAACAGTGGTGATGTATTCGATCAGCACTCGTACATAGCTTCAGCCATGCGTTCGTGCCTTCCGAGATCATCCCCAATTTCTTCGTAATATCGAGACACTTCAAGAAATCCATCGCAGTCGGTGTCCCAATATCCTTGAGAATCACTTCGTCGATGATGGGCTTCCCAGTAGGTGTCATCTGGGTTGGAGTCCAACCATGAAATGTTTGCAGGATCCATGAAATATGGTCGCGAGAGGTAGGGTTTAACTCTTTCAGTCTGGTGAATGTACATCCGTCAACGTATCCAGAGGTTTTGTTATTTCGTTTAGGAGTGAACTCTGATCCTTGGACGAAAGGATGCCTGTTGCGTAGTATTTCACAAGTTTGTTCAAGCTCTTTTCTGAGAGAAGATGCAAGTTTCCATGCAGCCGTTGAGTCAAAACTCCATCCATGTAACTCCTGTTGTGTGAGTATTTGTGCAACCTTGTGCTCTAGAGCGACCCAGTCAGGTAGGGGTGGAAGTGATCGCATAATTTGGTTGTTACTTTTACATCTTGTATGCAGTAGTCCTGCATTTCTTGGGACCACTCTTGCCAATCGGTGTCTTTACCAAATGAGCCTTTGTACTCTCCTACTCGGTAACCGTATGACTCAAGTGAATGCCTCCCATAAAGCTGAGATGGCATACGTTTCCACTTGTGTTTCAGATCTCTTTCCAACATATCGTTGTGATACAACCTTGACAAAAGCAAGGTATCTACAACCAGGGCAGATGGCTCAAACCACGGGTAGATTTTTTGAAGGACAGGTATGTCATAACCGATGACATTATGTCCGCAGATAATTTCTGCCTCCTGGAGGAGTTGAACACCCCTGACAATTGGCTCCTGATCCCCCTCGTCGTTGTAAACAAGGGTTTGGTTAGTGTCCGAGTCATGAATGACCAGACAGTGAATGCGGGTAACATCATCGTATAGACCGTCAGTCTCTAGATCGAATACGAGCATTTTTCCAGTGGTAAGTTTTGTCTACAAATTGAGCACGCTTTACCATCTCAGGCGTGGGAGGATTTGGTTTAGAAATCTGTTGTTGGATCGAATTCTTCGTCTGGTTCAGTTTCATTGAATTTGCAGGTGTCTAAGTCGTAAGTCAGTTGTGTTGCGATGCCAACTTCGCCTGAATATCGATTTTTAAGGACTCGCACAGTCGTAGAGCCTCGTTCAGGTCCACTCTGCTGATCTCGTTCCAGCGCAATAACGCCGTCGCTGAGCTGAGCGATAGCAGCAGATCCGCGGAGCTGTCCAAGCGTGACCCTAGCTCCCTCTTCATGGTTGACATCAGATGTTGTTCTCCGTAAATGTGAAACTAGAAAGAGAGATATGCCTGTCCGTTCAACCAATGACCTCAACTTAGTCATGGTTTTGTCGATCATTTGCCGTTCATCGCCGTCAAGGCCAGACAGCAAGATAGACAGGTGATCAAGGAAGACAACACGGGTCTCAAGACCGGATGCCATATATTCGATCCGTTCGTAAATGTGATCCGGGTCGTATGACCCGAAGCCATCAAATAGGTGTAGATTCCATTTGTTGATAGTTTTGTCGAACGCATCAACTAGCTCAGATCGGTCGTGCTCTCCGAGGTGGAGACTTTTTCCAACTGCTGCGGACATAAGTCCGAGAGCTGTACGACGATTTGATTCTTCAAGTGCCAGGTAACCGACCCGTTCTCCTTTGTTAAGAAGGTGAGCGCATAAGTCCCGACAGAAGGAGGATTTTCCAGCGCCAGAGCCTGCAGTAATCGTGACAAGCTCTCCGTACCGGATCCCGTGCAGCTTTCTTTGAAGTCCTTGAAAGGGGTACTCATGATCTGATGGAGGTGTTGGTGTAGTGATTAGGTCAAGTAAGTTTTTGGCATCAACGATGCCGTCAGGCTTGTATTGAGTGTGTGCATAGTTGCAAACAGCTCGTACAGCTTCACTGTCACCAGCCTGTAAAGCCTCTGAGGCGTCTTTGTAATCGTCTAGAAAGCCGATGTAAACCTTGCCGGGTGGTAACACACCAGCGGCTTCATTTGCAGCCTTCTGACCGGCTTCGTCGTTATCAAAGAATAGGACTACTTTGTCGTAGTAGTTGATCCATTCATAGTTATTTTGGATCGCTTTTTTGGCAGCAGGCGCACCATTCGGAATAGAAACCACATCCCAATTGGGTTGCGCTTCCCAGACACTCATGGCATCCATCTCGCCTTCAACGATGACAAGTTTCTTTTGCTTAGAAGTCGTCTTGTGTTTGAAGAGGTTCATCCCAAATAGGGTTTTGACCTCTCCTTCACATTTGAACTGTTTGTCTGTTGATCTTACTTTTGCTCCGACAAGCGTTCCAGCGCTGTCGTAATAATAGTGGCGTAGGACCTTTCCATCTTTGTATGTTTTGAAGAGTTCAGCTGTCTTTTCAGAGATTCCTCGTGATTGCAACCTTCCGGCTGATCCTTGTAATCGTACATTTGACACGCGATGATTGTGAATAACGTCATTGTCGCCATGCGAATAGGCATGACATCTAAAACAAAAAGTGGAGCCATCAGAGTACAAACTGTTCGCATCTGATGACCCGCACTGGTCGCAAGGCATGTGCCTTACAAATTCTGTGTCGCTCATGTGAGCCATTCAATGGGGATAGTCGCGAAGGACGCCCATTTAATGCCGTGGCGTTCACACCACTTGGCATAGGTAGTCTTCGATTTTTTAGAGATAGTGTTGTAGGGTGCCTGAAAGACCATACGAAGATCAATGTCAGGGTTTTGTTCGATGACTGACTTGACCTTCTTACGATCCGCACTGTCCCAGTAACCCTTACACTCAAGCCAAACTCCATTCGGAAGAATGAAGTCTGGTGTGTATGAGTGTTGGATTACATAGGGAACCTTTGTACTTTCATATTCGTATTTGACACCCAGCTCGACGAGAAGATCAGCGACCTTCTCCTCAAGACCGGATCGGAAAGCCATACGCATGTGGATAGGTCAGTCAGAAGTCTTCTTCAGGCTCACCTGCATCGTTCTGGACGTTGGGCTCATTTGCTTTGTAACCCTTGGTCGTGCCGAACAGAGCAGCCACGTCCGTGTCTTCCATATCTCCAACATCAACGCCAGCGGCGGATGAAAGGGACACAATCTGTACGCCAACCAACTTCAGGCTGGTGCCATACGTGACACCGTCCTTGAGGATGTAAGGCTTTTGGTAAAAAGCGATCTTCACCTTACTACCGCTAAACAGTGGGATGCTTTCGTCAGTGATTTCAGTGCCCTCAGTGTCAACGATGCCAGGCTTAGCAGCATCATTCCAAGAGAACTTCACTTTGTACTTACCTTCAGACACCTCTTCCCAAGGCTCAGGCTTGAGAACAGAACGCTTCGGGTTCTTCAGTTTAGACTCAGCCCACTTGAGATTATCAGGACGCTCAGTTTCCAGCTGGTCAGCCATATCCTGATCGATAATTGCAGAAAGGCTAAAGCCATACTTGCTTGGTTTCATTACAGCTTGATATCCCTCAAGGACAACAGGCTCTTCAGTTTTATAGATGGTACGTGCCATTAACAGAAAAAATAAGTAGATTCAATAACCGATGCGGGTTCTAGTGTGTTACACATCGGTGGTTCAGTCTCTGCTCCAATACATTGGGCAAAGGTAGTTAAGTAGTTATGCTCCGCAAAGAGGTGCATGTATGTCTCACGAACAATGGCTGATAAAACAGACATGTCAGTAGCACGACAAAGAACCGAGTCGTGTATGAGGGATATCGGAGCGTCGAAGCGTAATGCAGATAGGTGTAAAAGGGATGCATCAAGTGAATGAATTAGATTCGGTGCGGTTGCATTTTTGTGGTGTGACTTATCAACTTTGTCATCATCTTCTGTAGCGATTCTGATGTGACACCTGCCTAGAAGTTGAAGCTCAATCTCTTGAACCTTTTTCTTCATCAGCTTTTGTGTGACGACAAACCCAGAAGGTGTGACCCACTGAAGTTCTGTAGCACCACGATCAATGGCCGCGGCCACCTCTGATTCAATCCACCTCATAACCTGCATCGGACCAGGAACAATGACGTTCATGGCATCTCGCACTGCTTTAACAGTTGCAGTCAGGTCATCCTTTTCAACCTCAACACCCTTTTCCAACAACGCTTCACGGATGTAACCCCTGTTGCTGTAAGGCTTTGCGTTGTAAGGCACCGTCATCACGGTCCTTTTGGTCGTTTTCCTGTCCATGTACGGACGGATACACTCAGGTACATGTGGTTTAGCTTCTTCAGCTATCACCTTGTATGCGTCCTGAGGTTTATCACTCGGAAGAACATTTACCAACCGAGCCGTAGATGCATCTCTTGCTAGTCCAGCAAGTATCTGCAAACCACTACATGTAGCGTCTACGGCAACAGGTAGTGAAGTATGAGTGCGATCACATTTGATAACACAGTGATAGTACTCATCACATGCGGCAAGGAAAGTCCAAGGCTCTTCAGCACCTTCCCATTCAGGTCGATTACTAATTGGATCTTCTGCTATTCGTGAAATAAGGTTGTGATTTTTGGCTACCCAATCAAGACGATCAGACATTGTGTCCTTGTCTTTGCCGTATGTTGTTGCGACTTGAAAGGCAAGCCACTGCTCAGCTTCAGGAGTCATGAATGACTGCTCATAAAACTTGAGTAGTGACTTACCAAAGTCTGTATCTTGTGGTGTCAAAAAGGCAGGGATTGGGTAAGCCCTACCTCTGTAGTCAAAGCTCCAAGGTATAAAGAATTTCTCTTTGTCCTTGAATACTTTCACTGCGTTCATGGTCATCCTTGTACGACATGACCGTTGAAACGCTTGTGCATTTGTGTTGTGTACCTCCGCAGCCTTGCGGTTGTAGTCATGCCGAGCTTTTTTGTTCTCAGCAATGTCGTAAGGCTTAGGTGGTAGAGGTAACTCCACGATAGGGATGAACTTTCCTACCTGTATCCCTCGTTCAAGTAGTGTCTCTGCGACACCGACGATGAACGGGTTCAACGTGTAGCCAACCTTCTGGATCTTGTTCAGAAAATTGATTGGTGTTTCTCCCTGTATACACCGGGGATCAGCACGCCGAACCATGTCATACCCACGCATGACTTCGTTCAGCAGGTATCCGCCTTGCCGTTCGTTGGTCCAGTCGTTCGGTTCGATCAGCATTGGCCAAGCCAACGGACTGAACAGCTCAGCAGTAGCCATCACTTCTTCCTTAATGGACAGGAAGTGCGTGCTTGGGATGATGTAGTTGTGACGCTTGCGTCCCTCTTGCCTCATCTCACGGGTAAACCACCCGCTTGCTTCGATGATGCAGTCAATGAGCCAACTGCCAAGCTTGATTCGGTTGGCTCGACCCCAGCACTCCCAGTGTGGTACGTCGTAGCGGTTCATCAGCGTCGTGATGACCTTGACCTTTTGATGCGTACCGATGGACCGGTGGAAGTAGTTTTCCTTCAGCGTGTGTAGGAGACCCGGCACTTTGCGTTCGTAGTGCCGCATCATGCACTCGTTTTCGACCGCCTGCCCTATCGCTTCCGTGACGCTTTGGACTTGGTTGGCTTTGGGTTTGTTGCTGAACACCTTGTCAAAGGTGACCTTGCAAGCGATGGCAGCCGCAGCTTCAGGTTCAATGTCGGACAGGTACTTTTGGATTTCAACAAAGGAACGTCCATTTTTTCCTTTCTTTATCCGTTCAAGAGCAGTTTCCTGAATACGTCCGACCACAAGAGGCAGAAGCTGCTCAATAGAAGCCACGCCATACACACTTGCAGACGCATACTCTTTGTCCTCTAGTTTTCTTTGGTTGTCGTGTAGTTGCTTGAGTCCTTGGCGTATTTGCTCACGCTCAAGCTCCACTTGCTCGTGGATCTCTGCCTTAGTTGCCAATAAGAATGCGCGTTAGATCCGGTATTTAGATCTATACCGGAGTGGATCGATGATTGTGAAAGAAAGGTCAGGCGTCTCAACCCGACCTATCCACATGCGTATTTTAGACGCTCAGGAACCTGAAACTAGCGCGTCTACCAATTCCGCCACATCCGCGTGGGGATTCCAGCGATGAGACTCGCTGAGAACGTCGGCGTTCCGACCGAGAAAAGGTAGCACAGCGCACCCGGTAGACACGCTTAGATCGCAGCCATAGCCTCGTTTAAGGCTGAGTCCGTGGTCTTTGCGTAGCGAAGGGTGGTCTCGATTCGCTTGTGTCCCATGAGCGTCATCAGTGTTCGCATGGGTGTCCCTGCCTCTGCATGCCACGTGGCAAATGAATGCCTCAGGCTGTGAAAGACAAGGGAAGGATCCAAGCCTGCGTACTTACGTACTCGCTTGAACGACCTGAGCAATTGGTCCTTGTCATTCCATTCATCCCCGAACACCCTCACGTTGGGTGAGAGGTACTCAAGACGCTCAGAGAGCAGCCCAGATATACGTTCGTGGACAGGAATGGCACGGTAGTTGCCAGGTTTGGTGCGTTGATCAGGGCGACCACCGACATGAATCAGACCTGCGCCTAAGTCAATGTCACGTGCCTTGATCTTCAGCAGCTCACCCTGTCGCATGCCTGTGTAGGCAGCCATGGCAACAATGTCTGCCACGTCCTTGCGATCGAACGGGTCAATCGCTGCGTGGATGAGCTGATCAACCTCAGCTTTGGAGAACCAAGTGAGGCGTACTTCATCCTCCTTACGTTTTGTGAACGTCGGAGGTTTGTTGCACAACTCACGCCGATGGCAGTGGTTGAGCACAGTGGACACAGCAGACGTAACACGGTTGATCGTGGCGTCTGACTTGCCTTCCTCCTCAAGCTCAACACCAATGTCCTCCATGATGGTGACGTTGATGCGATTGCAAGGGAAGCTGAGTCCTTGGAGTCGGGTGAAGTGACCGCAGTTGATGATCGCTGGCTTGCGACCAGATCCGTTACGCCACGTTGGACGTGTTCGCAACGTTGTTTCTACGGCTTCACCCCAGGTGAATTGTTTAGCCATAAATGATGGATTTCATTTGCTTGGCAAGTTGCTTGCCTTTAGGTGTGAGGCGAAGTCTTTGTCGCCTTCCGTCTTGCTCCTTTGTGATGAGCCCTAAGCCTTTGTGCTTAACACCCATCCGCCCATCACTCAGCCAATCTGTGTTGCGGCTGGATGATGCGGTCGTGAAGTTCAGCTCCTGTTCCAACGCTTGCTTGTGACAGCCGTCGTGTGAGGCGATGTACAGGAAGGTGCTGACCAGTTGACCGGGGATCTCTCGATCAAGCAGACGCAGCATGTCAAAGGCTTGATGAACCTTGTCTAGGCGTGCGTCCGTGCACTGAATTGCGAGTGGATCGGGCATGCCAAGGGCGTGTACCTGATAACTCTAGGCGTAATCTACCGATGTGGATAGATATATCCAAAAAGGATTCCTTATCAATGGTCACGTAAAGATCAGGCAGGTGGATCATTGGTCTGGTTGAGTTCCTCGATTAAAAGTTCTTTTAGACGATAAGCGTTACTACCTACGGGATAGTTGCCAGACAAGAACATCGTTTGTATTTGGTTATCCGTTCTTACACGTTCGGCAAAATCCTCTTGAATCATTTTGTACACATAATCAGAAACGGTTACGCCCTTAAGTGCACATGCACTTTTGAGTAAGGCATGGCATGGCTCTTGCATGTTGAAGTTGACTCGTTTTTGATTCATCTAGGTGACCAATAACACCCTATCCTAGTAAGAACTGTTCTCGTCCGCGACCTGTTCACGCAGCAGTTGGATCAATTCCTCACGGTGCTCATGCATTTCGATCTCATGCATCAGCGTGTCAAGTCGAAAGTTAAATGTAGCTTTACTCATCGTCGTCAATGCGGTTGTTTGGGTGTACGTGGTGAATGGCTTCGTGGGTGCAGACAACGAACTCATACATTTCGTTTGCCATTAATTTGCGCACCTTGTTTTCAGCCGCATGCTTACGTTTGTAAACATGCTCTTTGACTTTCTTTGTTTTGAGGTTTGTTGTGCGGATTAGACAGGACACATCAGCTGGTAGTTCCCATCCGGCAACCTTCCATTCCATGACCTCAATAAATGGATGAGGTTCAAATGCTTCTGAAGGTGCGTCCTTGAATAGCTTCCAATTGTTTGGGAAGTATGGTTTCTTACCATTCATCGGTGAGTCTCACATCTACTAGTTTGAGTGACCTATCTTCGGCCAATTCCAAGGCATGCCATGCTGCTTCCTCAGAGTTTCGAGCGAGGATATAGATAGTTTCCCCACTAGATAGCGTCACGTTGTACTCACGCAGCCGTGATGATTGTGAAAGATCAGGGTGTGTCCTTGGTTGTAGGTTTTCTTCGTCGTGCTGCACGTGGCTTTGGAGGATCGGGTTGTGGTTTAGTGTTAAAGCAATCTTTCTTGATCAACTCCTTATAGATAGGAGTCCACTTGTGTTCAGGAAAGTAATGCAACCAACATGCGATTGCATTCTTGATGAAGTAAGTATCATCGAGAGATTTTGCGTTCATACCTGTTAACTACTTTGTTTGCGCGTGAGTACACCGAGAGCGTGGCAAGTAAGCCAACGCACCCGATGACTGCAAGGATGATGTTTGTTTC